TACATTTACTTTTTTCACAGTAATTGCATATTGGTGATTGCTTGCAGGTGTAAGCATATTCTTTTTTGCTCACAGATTTAATTAATGTGTTGACTTCCCCAGCTGGTAATGGCTCACTCAGGTGCTCATAATTGAAACGCATTAAATCTTCTTGCCAATCATCAGGATTTTTCTTGCGATAATAAACGCCCACATTGAACAAAGAAATGTTTCTTCCACCTTCAGGAAAGCCCATCGTCATAATGTGTTGGAGGCATGGTGGACCATCTTCAAATTGATTGGTAAGGTCAGGAGTGAATTTTTCAAGCTCATCAAAGTTTGTTAATTTTTTATTGGCCAGCTTTATGAATTGCTCGAGGTTAAGTTTTTTGCCATTGTGTATTGCATATCGCTCGGTGTCATTACCATCCCAATAACAAAGATTAATCCAGTTCCCTCGATCACGTTCATTAGCACGAGATATTTGCTTGGGGAAAATTTCAGCCCCACCATAACCTAATAATGCAGCAAATTCGTTGAGCTTGGAAACCATGTCGATAGCAGGAATAGCAGGTTCACAAAACAAATATAGATGAGCACCACCAGACTTACTACGACACATAACCAGAGGCGTGTCTTTAATTTTTGCTTCAAGTTGTTCGAGAGTTTCATTTAACTTAACATCCCCACGTATGTCGATATCGATAACGCCAAAGTTGCAAGAATTATTTTCACGTAGCATAATTATGCCTAGTATATATTCACCACCTTTTAAATGAGTATCAAAATGATTATATGTTGCAGGTTCACTTATAGTCAAAGCTCTGCCAGACATTTTTCCGTCTGCTTCTTTTTTCTGCACACGATATTGACCATGGGCTTGTTCATACCCACGAAATAATTTCATAAATTGTTTTGTTAAGTCAGACATTACTTTCCTTTCTGAAGTCAGTGAGGGGATAAAGTAAATGGTACTAAACTCCATCCCCTCTGAATGATGTAATGAGACCCCTCTACATTACATCATCATCCTGAGACTCAGGGGAAACTTTAATCTCACCATCAGCCATGCCTTTTTTCATGGCTCTTGCTGCGAGATAAATGTCTGAACCAGATTTGTGGTTTTTAATAATGCCACCAGATGCAGCATCATACTTCATCTTAATAGCCCAACCAAACCAAGACCCAAGATCATTTGATTCAGGAACAGTTGTCAGCTGATAAGCTGTCCAGAACATTGCTGGGTTTTCAGACTTGCCTTTGATTGGAACCATGAGGCGAGTGATCATAGCATTCCACTGCTTTGCCTTTTTAAACTGAGATCCACTCATGCTTAACAAAGCTGGGAAGTAACCACCATTATCATCGAGAACATAAACAACGAACTCACCAGTGATAACAATCTGGTTTCCGTCAGATGTCATATACTCACCTTTTTCACCACGTGTGCAGTTACCAAGGCAAGATGAGTCTGAGCCATGGTCGGCAACCCAGCCACCTCTGTCTGGCTTCCATTCAATGTGAGCACGACGATAACTGATAGGAACAACTGTTATTCCTTTTTCACCATCATGCGCAGTTTTTGCCACATTATCAAAAATGTGCCCAGCTTCAGCACCATCAACATAATCGCCATGGCGTTTGTTAATTTGATCAGACATCTGCTGGAGGATACCCAGCCGAGGCATAAGGATGTCATCTTTGGTCATCCCATCCTGACTTGAACCTGCATCTTCAAGCAAAATGCTTTCATCAAAAGGCACTACATTAGACTCTTTTTTCTTCGCTACTTCATTAGCCATATCATTATCTCCTTATGTTGGCTCTGCGTCCCATGTAAACACGGAACATTTCAACAGGAACATCTTTGCCTTCACTCATACGCTCTCTTAGTGTTGCGTTGAGTGATGACGGATGCACCCCGACTGCACGTTTGTAATAAAGTTTTTTATCACGCAACTCTTCAGTGAAAGCATTGCATGCATCATCTTCATTACGACCAAACTGAACCTCAACATTGCTTTTAATTAAATCACCAAGACCATTGTCCCGCAACCATTGAAAGCACTGCTGTTGGAGGAGCTGCAGTTCCTGCTTGGCATCATCTTTGGCGCGATCTATTGCACCTTGTGATGGAACAGAAGCTGTCAGTACATCTTTCACTTCAACCTTTGCGCCATTGCTCAGGGTGAAGTTCTTGATGTTCAGTTCTTGCATTAAATTAGGCAAGTCCTGTTCAGCCAACATCTTGAGATCCTGCTTCTTTTGCTTCAATGCCTCTTCAATTTGATTGATCTCATTTTCAAGATCACTCATCCTTTGAGCCATGTCAGCGACTGCACCTAATTCATTGGATGCTGGTGCCACATCCTCAAGCAGATCTATATCATTCATGTTAATATATTTTCCTTTCTCAATTCGAGAGCTACAGGCATATACCAACCTTTGCGGCGATCCCTTTCACCCTCCTCCATATTACGCTCCCATCTAAGGACGCGCACTGTTGAGGAAACTTCTCCAGCGATCATGCAAACTACCATGACTGCTATTGGGTCTCCTCCTCCTGGCCACAGAAGATAATCATCTGCGGAGAAGTCTTTCATTATTCGTCTAGCTTTTTGTATTGATGGTCCAGGAAGAAACTGAGGCTTGTCTTCAGGCTCATAAATAATCTCGAGTGAACCATAGCGAGTTGCATCAGTTAAGTCTGGAGTCCAGCCGAACTTATTTTTTACAGGTCTGTTGACCACATATACTTTTGACACTTCAGAGTTCCTTTCTCAATTAGCGTGACACCATGGTCTACTAAGACCGTAGGATTGACCCCTAGAAAAGAGTTCGCGCAGGTGGGTTCACCACGATGTCACAAAAATACTATGCCTGAATAAAATTAAAAAGAAAAGAAAAAATTTTCAAAGAACCCAGTCTTACTCAAAGAAAACAGTTACGAAACCAAAGAAACCAGTCTTTGGCATGCCAGTTGTTTTCATACCCGTCCTTGGTTTTAAACTTATTACTATAAGGAAAAAAATTGAGGAAAAAAATTTTATGTTTGAAATTATGTAAAGTGTGGTTCGTCTGGGTTCAGATTGCTTTTAATTTAATTAAAACAAAGTGGTTAAAAAGCAACCCAAAGTTGTTAAATTAAGGTTTCAGTAACCCAGACTCTGGGTTCTTTTTTCTTAAAATCGTGCAAGTGATTGTTATGTTTGAGAAACAAAAGTACTTTATTTGTTGCCTTTTGCATCTGAAAAGACGATACTAAAAAGGTCGAGAGGTTCGCCCTCTTTTTTGAGAAAGGAAATTAAAATGATTGTAAAGTTTTTTATTGAAGTTGATAAAGTTATTCGTGAGAATGGTGAAGGCCATTCAATGATGGATTCTGGTGATTATCTGATTCCAGCTGGTCTTCATGATGTTGACACTTCACCTCATCAGGCAGATGCTATTTCTTTTAATTCAAGGATTGAGGCTGATATGCATATCTCTGGCCTCTCAGCTGTTGATACAAACTGGAGACGCACAGGCAAAACTGTCCTTTACGGATTCAAGGTTGTTCGGGTTGAGTTCAAATATGCAAACATGCATGGTTGGTCAGATGTTCACCCATACGAGATTGTTCGGGTCATCTCTGATAAGACTGTTGTGGTACGGGAAATGGTTGCTGAAAAAGATCCTGAGTTTAAGCCTGATTTTATTCCTGGAGGGTTTGCTGGTCATTGCACCAACCAGAGCAAGCAGACTTATACGTACAAGTCTTGTGATGATGGTCATCTTATGAAAATTCGCCTCGGCAAAAAAGGTTGGAAGTCTCAGATGGGCAGGCATTTCCTTTCAACTGAGCCAAGAAAGTTTTACGATTACAATTTTTAGGTTAAGGTTTGGGGGTGGGGATTGACCTCACCCTCTCTTTTGAGAAAGGAATGGAAATGATTAAAAACATTTTTGCAACGCTGACGCTCTTCGGTTTCATTTACTTAGTTGTGTTCTGCTTTATAAATTTGATTCTAGGTTGCCAGACTTGGGATCAATCTTTGTGGACTGAATATAACTCTTGCATGACCTTTGCCCAGAGTATTGGGTTATGATAAACAATCACAAAGGTGAATGGTTCAAAATTATTGATGGCAAAAGGGTGCACCAGAAAAGGTGCCTCTGTTGTAACAAAACTCATGCTGAGTTGAAGCGAGACTTCAAAAGGTTTTCAGAACTCAGGCGTGATCTCGAGCATGACTCAAAAACCAGAACAATGGTTCTTACAGGATTTTCAGACTACATCGGTACTGAAAACATGGGCAGTCATTATTGGTATACTTGGCATGGTGATCCTTGCAGGAAGTGTGGTGGCGCACCTCAGAGCATTGGTGAATTGTTCTTGGCAGTTTATTCTGAAGGTCAGTGGTATTGTAATGAATGTTATGCAAAAACCCCAGTTGATCCAAAAGGTCATTGGCCATTCATGCCATCTAATGATGATGAAGACTTTACTTAGTGGCCAGAGAAAGCTATCGTTTAAGGGAATCAGACACATGATTTCTCCCTTAAACTTGACCCTCCTGAAAAGGAGGGTTTCTTTTTGTCAAAAAATCAGCGATAGTTGTGACAGTTATTTCTTCAGTTGACCACTGAAACTAAGGTTTAAGGAATAAAAACATGCCTTCAAAGAAACAAAAAGTCTCCGATGCGAAGCTCCAAGTTCAGAGACCTGTTAAGAATGGACCACCTGTTAAGCCAGAGAACTGGGATGGTAGGTTTAAATCAGTTGAGCCTATGGCCAATCAGAAGTCCAAAAGAGCAAAGCCATATAAATGGAATCACCACACAACAATTAATTGGATCATGGGACAAGCAGACCCAGTTGGATTCCTTGCTGATGTTATGGCAGGGAAAGAAATCTTTAATGTTTATAAAGAAGATGGTGGAGAGATATCAAATGTTGGGAAGGTTGGTGCAGACCCAGATCTGAGAGTTCTGGCCGCTAAAACTCTTCTCGGTAAATGCGTTCCTGATTTAAAAGCAGTAGAAGTAACTGCGCAAATTGAAGAGAGAAAGGTGCTGGACATCAGCAGATTAAGTGATAATGACCTCAACACAATTGAACGAGTTCTTGAACACGCTGTCATTGAAGGAAGTGAGAGCGGAGAGGATGAAGAGATCTCTGAAGGAGTTTACGAAGAGCTCTTGGCCAACGATTGAGCCAGGACGCGACTTCTATGACAACTGGCACCTTGATGCAATCAGTGAACATTTACAAGCTGTTGTTGAAGGTGACATCAAGCGTCTTATAATAAACATCCCACCTCGGCACATGAAGTCAATTTCAGTTGCTGTTGCTCTCCCAGCTTGGACTTGGACTATCCAGCCAGAAAAAAGATTCTTGTTCGCATCATACGCTTCATCACTTTCCGTCAGAGACTCGGTTAAGTGTCGTCGGCTCATATCAAGCCCATGGTATCAGAATCATTTTGGCGATAAGTTTTCTTTGACAGGTGACCAGAACCAAAAGCAAAGATTTGAGAACGACAAAACTGGTATGCGTATCGCCACCTCAGTTGATGGTGCGTTGACTGGTGAGGGTGGTGACATTATTGTTATTGATGATCCGCACAATGTGCGTGAAGCTGAATCATCAGCTGTTCGTGAGGGTGTTCTTGAGTGGTGGGATCAGGCGATGCAGACTCGTCTCAATGATCCTAAGACTGGTGCCTTTGTTATTATCATGCAGCGAGTTCACGAGAACGACTTGACTGGGCACATATTGGCGAATGAACATGACGATTGGGATCATCTGTGCTTACCTGCTCGGTATGAAGTCGGGCATCCAAGCGAAACAAAATCAAAACTCAACTTCACAGATCCGAGAACAAAAGAAGGTGAGCTCCTCTGGCCAGACCGAATTGATGAAGCAACACTCTCAAATCTCGAGAGGTCACTGGGTACATATGCCTCCGCAGGTCAATTGCAGCAACGTCCAATGCCGAAAGGTGGGGGAATCTTGCGAGCTGAATGGTGGGTTCCATGGGAGAGTGATGATCTGCCCGAAATAGAATATGTGATACAATCTTATGACACAGCATTCTCAACAAAAGAAAAAAGCTCATACTCAGCCAGAACAACGTGGGGTGTGTTCCGCAAGAATGGCCAGATAAATGTTATTGTTATTGAGATGTGGTATGACAGAGTTACTTATCCTGAGCTCAGGACTCTTGCCCAAGAGGCATATGATGATTGGCAACCAGATGCAGTTTTAATTGAAAAGAAAGCATCTGGCCAAAGTTTGCTACAAGATTTACGCATGGCTGGCGTCCCAGTTCTTGAGTACAACCCAGACAGAGACAAAGAAGCTCGTGCCCATGCATCATCAGCTTTGTTGGAGGATGGACGAATTTACTTTCCTGCAAGCAAAAAATGGGCTAAAGATTTAATAGACATATGTGCTGCATTTCCAGCAGGAGACAATGACGATATAGTTGACACTTGCACTCAGGCGTGGTTGCGGTTACGTAAAGGTTGGTTTATCAGTCACTCTACTGACTATGAAGATGATGAGCCCACTGAAACAAAAAGGATAACTTTGTATGGCTAGACAACCTATACCATTCGCTGAAGGTTCTCCACCAGACGAGCTTCAAGTTGAGGCTTTTGGGGATGATGAAGTTCTTATTGGTGATCCAAGCCTAGACATATCACAAGACATTGACACTGAATTTGATTCAAATCTTGCTGAAGAGATTTCAGAAAAAGAATTAAAAGGCAAAGCATCTCATTTAATAACAACGTATGAAGAAGACCGAGAGGCTCGCTCTGATTGGGAAGAGCGATACAAAGCTGGCTTGCGCACTGTTGATCCTGATGGTGGCATGAGTGAAGAAGAAGATGCCAGAGCAAGTCGAGGTCTGAGTACTGTTGTTCACCCTATGATCGCAGAAGCTGCAACCCAGTTTAATGCCAGAGCCATTGCAGAGTTGTATCCATCTGGTGGTCCAATCAAAACTATCATAGTCGGCAGTCCAGATGAAGAAGTTGAAGAGCAAGCTCGTCGTGTTAAAGATTACATGAATTACCAGATCACTCAAGAGATGCCTGAGTATTTTCCTGACCTTGATAAGATGCTTTTCCAGCTCCCACTTGTTGGCCATGCTTTTAAAAAGGTTTGGTGGGATGCTAATCTTGATCGTCAGTGTTCAAAATTTGTTAAAGCTGAGGACTTTGTTGTTGCCCCAGAAAGTACAGATCTTTACACCTCGCAAAGATATACTCATTTAATTCGCATGCCTCGCAATGAGTTTAATAAATATGTTGAGGCTGGTTGGTATCTGCCTAGTGAATATAGTGGCGATGGCATTGACCCATCAGGAGACACAACTGAAGATATTGAAGGTGTCGATCCATACAACAATTCAGACGAGACCATGACTCTTCTTGAGATGCATGTTTATGATTCTTTTGATGGGGTTGATGGCTACGACGATTCTGGTGAAGATGACAATGTTGTTGGGTTGCCATATGTGATAACAGTTGATTATGATTCTGAGAAAATTTTAAGCGTCCGCAGAAACTGGAATCCAGAAGATCAAAAGATGAAGCGTCTCGATTGGTTCGTCAGCTACCCATTTCTTCCTGGAGTTGGATTTTATGGCTTTGGTCTTTATCATCTGATTGGTGGCCTAGGCAAAGCAGCAACAGGTTCGCTCAGAGCTTTGCTTGATTCAGCTGCATTCGCAAACATGCAAGGTGGCTTTAAGTTAAAAGGCAGAGTGACAGGTGGCGACCTTCAGATCAATCCTGGAGAGTTTGCTGATCTTGATGCGACTGTTGATGATGTTAACAAAGCAATAATGCCTTTGCCGTTTAAAGAGCCTAGTGGTGCGTTGTTTAATCTTCTTGGTTTTATAACAGAGGCTGGTCAGCGTTTTGCTAATACTTCAGATATGAATGTTGGGGATGTTAATCCCAATGCCCCAGTCGGCACAACAGTTGCTCTGATTGAACAAGGCAGTAAATCATTTTCAGCAATACACAAACGTCTTCACTACGCACAAGGCCAAGAATTTAAGTTACTCGCAAGATTAAATGCGAAGTACCTACCTGAGCAATTTGAGTTCGCTTTGTCTGGTTCTTCGGAGATGATTTATGCGGCTGATTTTGATGCTCGTATTGATGTCATTCCAGTCAGCGACCCAAACATCTTCAGCACAGCACAACGCATCGCACAAGCTCAATCAATACTGCAAATGGCAAATGCCGCACCCCAGCTTCACAATATATATGAAGCCTATAAGCGTATGTATGAAGCCATCCGCATTCCAAACATAGACCAGATCCTTATTGAGCCAAAAGAGGCAGTCAGGCTTGATCCGATTGATGAGAATATGAGCATCATGTATGGCAAGCCAATTAAAGCATTTCCTGAGCAAGACCATGATGCCCACATAGCTGTTCACATGCAGTTTATGCAAGATCCATCTTTGGCAGGGAATCCTGGAGCTGCAGCGATGCAACCTTTGCTGATTGCGCATATCGCTG